TGAAGGCGGCGTGTTGCTGAAAGATGTGAGAGGCAAAGAATATCCATTGCTTCCGGGGGAAAGTGCCGAGTATAATCACGGTCGGGTAGCCGTATTCGTTGGCGGCGCTTTCCAGGCCACCCGAAGGCGCAGGCCTCCAGGATGCAATTTCGTCGAGTCTCGCATTCATAGGATCTCCCCTTCCTTCTCTCTGCTTCAAGCTACCGCAGATGGGGATTGGACGTGCCGATTCTTCCATTTCAGCGCATTGGCGCTGTATGAAGAATGAAAATAATGTTACATATGCATATATGTATATTTCATGTTTGCAAGTTAGTATTTTCCACTTGCAAGGTTAATATGCACCCTTGTTTACAACATGCCATACACACATGTTTGCAAGTTAGCGTATAATGTGTTTCAGAACAAAAAACCTCCGCAGTGTTAACGGCACCACGGAGGTAAAACATGAAGCCTCACTCAAAGACTTCCAAAACCATTGTAACGCATGGCTTGGAGGTCGGAAATGGACCGTGAAATGGGATACCGCAACATGCTGGCAGTCGAAGAACTCGCAAGCCAAGGGAAACTCACCGTCACCCACAAGGGCGCACGCAGCTTCGACTTCGCTCAATACGCCCTGCTCAGCCGCATGGCATGGCTCACCGCTGACTGGCCGCTGGACAAAGCCGCCAAGGAAAAGCATATGCTTCCGCGCACCTACGCTTCCGGCTGGCTCAAAATCGCCATCGATTGGGGTATGACACTTCCCCAGTCAATGGACGAACTCGTGGCGATCGGCAATGAGCCGCGCAATCCGAAGCGCGAGCAGCTGGCTTACAACCGCATAGGCAAGATCGCCAAGAAACTCGAATCCGCAGGGCTCATCAAATGCCTTCGCAAGGGCAATGTTCAGCGCAAGAACAATGCCGTGTGGCTGCTGACGATCGGATCGCCGGAGGAAAACGCCGAGGTCGAAGCCTACGTGCGACAGCACATGTACCTCTGATTCTGTGCCCACATTTTGCCCACGTCCTGCCGGTAATTGTAGTGATTTGCAGTGATTTGCAGTGATATGCGAACCATGCGGGAACCGTTGGAAACACTGGGAAAACGGCGGAATAACAATGATTGTGAAAACCGAGCGCAAAGGGTTCGAGTCCCTCATCGCCCACTTCATGGAATCCTTGAGATTCCAACGATTCAAGCACTCCGCACCTGCACCGCGTCATCATGTGCCCACATTTTGCCCACATCCTGCGAAGCGACCTGCACGGCGGCGTCGATGGTGCGCGCCACATCATCCAGATCCGAGTCGAACAGATCGGCGTAGACGTCCAACGTCATGGCCGCCGACTTGTGTCCAAGCATCCGTTGCAAAGCCTTGATGTTCGCGCCGGCGTGCACCGCGATGGATGCGGCGGTGTGACGCAGGTCATGCGGCGGCAGGGGCTCCACGCCCGCCCTCCTGCACGCGCTGATGAACCACGTGCGGTTAGATTTCGCCCCCGCGGCCGACTGGTTGCGCGGAGGACGGCCAAGATGGTCGCGGAAAACCCAATCGTTTTCACGCTTGCCTGCCAGCACGGGAAGCAGCGCCTCGCCGACTATGGATGGCATGGGCACGTCGCGCATCTCATGCGACTTCGGCGAGGTTTCCGACCATTCGCTGCCGATTCTCGTGATATTGCGCCGCACGTGGATTCGATGGCGTCCATAGTCCACGTCCTCCACCCTCAAGCCGCACATCTCGCCCCAACGCAGGCCGCACAGTCCAAGCACCAGCACAAGCGCCTTGCGGTCGGTCGGCTGGATACGCGCCCTGCCGGCCTCATCCGCGACGGCCAGCAGTTGCTCGACGGTCAGATACCGGTGCAGTCTCCTGCCCTCACGCCTGGGCAATGCCAGATCGTCGGTCGGAGCCTTGGCGATGAGCCTGTTTTTGACGGCGAGATCGCAGATGCCTTTGAGCACGCCGACGATCTTGAGCACCGTGCTTGGAGCCAGCTTTTCCGCCTTGCCGCTGATAAAGGCCTGCAGTTCCCTGTGTGTGATGGAGCCTATCTGCCGTGCCGCGTATTCCGGTTCCACATGCGTCTTCCAAGTGGCTTCGTCGGTGCGGATGGTGTTTGGCTTGAGGATCGGACGTCGTGAGTCCATCCACTCGGCGTAGATGTCAGACACCAGGGTGCGGCCGGCTGACTGGTCGACGAAGCTGCCGTCCCTTTTGGCGGCGTTGACGTGCTGGTCTCCCCATGCGTCGGCGTCCATCTTGCGCTTGAAGCCGCGTTTGCCGGTCGCGCTGCCGTCCGGCTTGCGGTAGCGCACCTCGTAGCGTTTACCGCTTTTCGTCGTGTATTGGCGGATTGTGTAGGCCATGCTTGCCCCTTCGTTTGCGTGGCATCAAGTCTATCAATCCGTTGATTTTTTTCTCTGTTTTTTGTGTTTCGGCTTGCAATACTTTATTTACTATGCTAATATAGTTTATATCAAGGAAAGGAGGTGAACATGACACCATCGGAGATAATCACCAGCATCTCGCTTCTCGTCGCGAGCCTCGCGGCCCTCATCAAAGCAGTGACCGGACTCATCAAGGAGATGAGACGGAAACCGAAGAAGAGGAAGTGAGCAAGGGTTCCGGCCAGACTTGGGGGCCGGAACCCCATATCTCCGATTATGCCATGGAACATCATGAGAACGGAATCGATAGTCAGCGCGGTGTTCGCGCTCGGAACCGCCGCCAGCGCATGGTTCGGCTGGCCGTTCGCGCTCACCGCCGGATGCGCCATCGTCAGCGCCGTCTTCGCGCTCATCGCCGGAAGGAAGGACTGACATGACCATCGAATACCTGAGCGTCACCGACGTGGCCAAGCGCCTCGGCATCAGCACCGCCGCCGTCAGCGCCTACAAGCTCCCACAACCGGACGCCCTAATCGGTCGCACGCGCGGCTGGCTGCCAGAGACCATCGACCGGTGGAACGCCAGCCGCCCCGGTCGAGGCGTCGGCGGCGGACGACCACGCAAGAGAGCGTCCGAATAAACGAAAAGACGCCCCTCCCCGGCCGTGCGTCAGAGAGGGGCGTTGGACAAGAGGGGTACGACACGCCCGACTTGAAATGATACTATTGGTATCATATACTTGTAATCACAAGGCGGGAGGCGCTAGGCATCCCCACAGACTCAAGGAGACTGAAAGAAATGATTACCCGCGAATTTGATTACACCGCAGACGAGTTCGACGCCGAGCAGCCTGTGCAGATGGCCACTCTTGAGTGGAGCACTGTGGACGATAACGGCTATTGCCACCGCCACTCGCTCCGCATGGAGCATCATAGTGGAGACGGCTTCAAGGCCGCGAAGCGCGAGGCATTGGCGATCATGGGCAGGGACTATCCGAACGCGACGTTCAAAGTGCGCGACTCCTATCGTAACGGCAGGTTCTACGCATCGTTCCTCATAGACGCCGACGTCAACGAGTAAGAAGATACTGTCGTATCACATATTGGAATCAACAAACGGGAAGCATAAAGGCATCCCCACAATCACAAGGAGATTGAAATGACCCACCTCAATGGCAGCGAGAAGCAGGTCGCATGGGCGACCGACATTCGCAAGGAATTCATCGAAAAGACCAAGGCCGACATGAAGTCGGCCGACAAAAACGACGTGCTCGACATGAAGGCCATGCTGAAGGTCGCCGACAACATCACCGAAGCGGCCGACTGGATCAATGCACGCCGCAACCCCAAAATCATGTTCTTCGACCGAGCCGACTTCTGGGAGGCCAGAAGGGAGATCAAGGCCGCGGAGAAGCCGGCGGAAAAGGAGGATTCCGGCAGGAAACCGAGCATCCGTGACATACTCAAGGCAAAAATCGCCGAAAAGGACGGTGCCGGCGCTTCCGTCTGAGGTGTAATGAAAAAGGCCGGTGAAAAACACCGGCCATAATCCCCACAAATGTGGGGAACACTACGAATCCCAAATCTTTTATGGGATCATCCCCACTGGCGTGGGGAACATGTCTTAAAAGACATTTTGAGTATAACACATTTATAGGAGAATGATATGACCTTATCCAAGGCCCAGTTCCGCGAGACCAGGGAACGCTGCGGCATCAGCCAGCAGATGCTTGCAAGCAGGGCCGGCGTCAAGGTTTTGAGTATCAAGCGATGGGAGAAGCCGGGTGAGGCGGAACCACCGGCAGACGTGCAGGCATGGCTGGAACATATGCTCGACTTGCACATCCAGGCGGTCGAGGCCGCGTTGGATGCGGTGGACGAGATGACGGAAACGCAAGGGCACGCGCCAAGCCATGTGGACTTGCTGTATTACCGTTCCCAGGAACACTACGACCGTTATGGCCGTGACAAGGGCGATTACGCGATAGTCAATGCCCGCAGCCGGGAGATCGCCGCGATCCTTGAAGCGCAGGGCATCGAAGCGCGGTTCCGTTATCCTGAAGATGATGAAGCCGGTTTCCAACGTTTGGCGAACACTCGCTAAAACGCAGAAAAGCCCCTCCCCCAGCAATGCTGAGAGAGGGGCATGTGTTGTTAAAAAACGGGTGTAAAAAATTCCACGGATACTATAATTCCGCAAATTTTTCCACGCCGAGGTTGATTTTCCGGCGCGAGGTTGAGTTTCACACCCCGCAAATCCACGGTCAGGCGTTGCGCAGCGGATTGTAGGCGACGCCAAGACCGCTGGCGATGAAGCCCGCCACGGTCGAAATGTATCCGCCGACAGCCGCATCACCGAAGGTCATGAAGCCAAGGCCGACGCACGAAGCGATCAGACCCAACACGTAGACGACGGTACGCACCTGCTTCGAAAATACGGGCGTGTACGCGCTGTCGGGCTGCGCGTTGTCGGCGCCGTCCTCGCGCTCGTCGGTGAGATTGGCGATGGTAGTCTCCAAAGTGTTCTCTTTTGCATGCTCAGCCATTAATACCACCTTTCTTTTCAGGCCTTGACGAGATACCAGGTTGACTTGTCCTCCGGTGCCAGCGCGATGTAGCGGATGGCGCCGGAATACGCCGCGTAGCGGCCCCAGATGTAGCCGTCCGCTACCATGCCCCAATGGTCCAGATTGACGGTCTGGCCGTTGGAATAGGTGGCGACCACATTGCCGGAAACGCTCGGACGGTCGCGCACGTTGAGCCCGTCCACGGCCACACGATACGTGCCCTGCAACACGTTTGCGGCGGACGATGCCGTGGCAGTCTGCGTCGGCTGGACGGTGGACGTCGGCGCGCCGGTCATCCTGTCATACCATGCCTGGGCGCGAGCCATGTAGGCCGCGTTCTGATCTCCCGCGAGGCTGGCCGGGCAGCTGGTGGACGTGAAGTCGGAGTGCGGGAACACGTTGACGCGCCACTGCGGTCGGCCGAGGCCGTAATGCTTGCAGAGCGCGGCCACGAGGTGCGCGCCGTTGTCCAACGTCGCCTCGCTCAGCATCCACGGACTGGACGAGATGTCGGCGTGCTCCACGCCGATGCTGGTCAGGTTGGACGCCCAATCTCCCGTATGCCACGCAGTGTCGGTATCCCACACGTGCTGCGAGACGCGGCCGTCCACGGCCACCTGGTAGTGGGCGCTGGCCTCGCGGGTCTGCCACACGTCGTAGATCTGGCGTGCGGTGAGGTTGCCGGCATTGTGGTGCACGACGATCTTGTCGACCTTGCATCCCTGACGGCCCTTGGTCATGTGCGTGGAGAGGATGAGGTTCTCGTCAGCCTCCAGATTCTCCCATGATTTCATTTTTCCTCCTTCGGAGTCTTTTGTTTTGGTTAGCCTGCGAGCAGGATCCACAGCATGACGGCCATCTCCAGCAGTCGCAGGAGCGGCAGCATGAGCAGAACGCAGCAGACAAGTGTGAACGAGGCCAGAAGCAGCGTCACGACGCATTCGAGCCAGATCGGCACGTCGTGGCCGCGCCACAGCAGCCACGCCACTGCGAGCAGCAGCGCGACGAACATGGCGGCAGCGGACGTCAAAGCGAGCATGCTGGCCGTCATTGCCGGTCCTCCAAATATTTTTCGGCCGCGGCAACGATCCAGCATTGCGCGTCCAATTTCTCAAGCTTCGTCAATTCGTATCGGACGGCCTCGCTGTGGTCATGCTGCGCGTCGCCGTAGATCAGGCTGATGATCGTGTTCTTTATCGTGTCCCGGCAGAGTTCGTCCATGCGCTCGTCGAATTTCTCGGTACGCTCGCCAAGCTGCCGGGTCTTGGCGAAATGCTGGCTGAGCACGCTGTTGTATGGCAGGCGGTTCGGGTCCACGTGACTGTAGAGGCCGGTGGCCAGCGCGTCCAAGGCGCCCGGCCAGACTTTAAGTCCGAGCGTGATGAGCGCGCACGCGCCACCCATACCGCCGAAACCGGCTAGAAAATTCTGCAGCACATTACATCTCCTTACAGGAAAGCCCCGCACGTGGCGGGGCTGTGGTTTGTTTAATACGGGTGGTCAGAGGCGGCGAACACGAGCGGCAATCCGGCGTTCTTCAGCAGGGTCACGAGTGAACGGTCATCGAAACCACACAGGCGGGTCAGCACCGTCACTCCTACAGGCATCTGCACAGTCATATTCTTGATGATGCCGATGCGATACGAGCCGTCCTTTTTCTGCCACACGACGTTCGCCAGTCCATCAGGCTGTGGTTTTGGCGGATTCAGCCAGCAGCCCTGTTCCGATTCGCCGGTGACGGTTATCTCCAAGCCCTCGTCGGTGGTCTTCGCCGAGGCGGTCATACCAGCAGGGGCCCACGGGACGACCGCCTCACGGTCCTTCAGGGTCGGTGGATCGTAGAGATTCCTGATTCTCATGCCGTCACCCCCAAACTGAGGGCGGAGGCTAATAGGGTGCCGTATCCTTGTCGAAGCAGTTGACGTCGACCGCCTGGAGGACAGTCCAATCGTCGTCCGAGAAAAGTCCTCGGCATGTGAGCAGGACCCTCGCACCGGCGCCCATGAGCAATCCCTTGACCCACAGGTGCGTGTTCTTCGTGATTGCCACACCGCCGCTGAACGTGACACCGTAGCCCGTCGGCTCCACACGCCCCTGCACATCCTCGATGACAGCCGAGCACATGCCTCCGTCCTTCACCGGAAGGACGATGTTGCCCCACAACCGCAAGAGCTGATTGTCCTCGGTCGCCGTGTAGGTCCGCCCTTCCACGGTGCCGGGGAATGAATTGCCGTTCGACAGGATGGTCTTGGTGGTCTTCGCCGTATTCCGCACGATCATCGCCGACCACCCGCCTTGACGGGGCTAGTACGGTGCGGTCTGCGCGGTGAAGAAGCCCGGAAGCCCCCCCCCCGAAGCGATCTCATAGGTGTCGGCCGCTTCGATGTTGATCCGGCTCATCATCGCGGTCGCGCCTACGACGGCGGCCGGACAGATTCGGACAATCAGCTCACCGCAACCTGCCGGAACCTTGATAGCTCTTTCGACGACGATGGTCTGGCCATCCGGGATATTGACTGCGTAGCAGGGAAGGTAGGTGGAGTTCGGCTGTCTGACATAGCAGCGCGCCATTCCGTCTCCGCCTTCGGCATGTGCGAGAAGGCGGACGTGGTACGCCCCCTCGACCGGGACTCTGTCTTCGTTCAGCGAGTACTGTGCGTAATTCTGCTGTGTTCCGACAGCTGTCACTGTGGCCCGCATCCACATCATTCCTTCGTTCCTCACGAAGTCCGACCTGGTGCCGTCGTTGGTATATGGGTGCATCATGCCTGCGCATTCTGGATCCGGGAAGATGTTCCTACGTCTCATGCCGCCACCCCCGGAACGTTTAGTATGGTGCGGTGTCGGCTGCGAAGACGAGCGCTCCTGCCTCCCGCAGGATCGGCCATTCGTCCAGATCGACGGCGCACATGCCCGTCACTGTGGTCTTGGTGTCGACAAGCGCATGGACGCCAATAATATTCCTTGTTCCTTCTTTGGTGGTGTCCATGACACAAACCCCACACTCCATGAGCAGCGTATCCGCCCGCTCCGGCTGTATGTAGTTCCATGAGCTGGGCGGGCTGAGCCGCATCATCATGCATCCGGACTTCCGATCCGGGATGAAGGATGCGCCCTTGGGAAGGGTGTATTCCCAATAATCGCCGTTCTTCGCTATGGTGACGGATCCCGGTATCGCACTCCAAGTGCTGACCTTGTTTGCGCAGTGCGGATCCGGCCATTGATTCACGATTCTCACAGCCGACCACCAGCCTTGAGGTCAGTATGCTGCCGTGTCCTTGGGGAAGAAGCCCGGAAGCCCCCCCCCCCCCCGAAGTGAGAGCGTACGTGTCGGCGCGTTCCACGATGACATTGCTGATTGTCACACCGAGCTGGAATGCCCGAATGCGAACGCGGTCTGACTTTTTGAGTGTGAAAGTCGTCTGGACGTGACCAATCTTGTCGGAAGAGAAAATGGGTTTCCAGCCAGAATCGAACAACATTACATTAATGCCGGTTTGAGTCCCACTGTTTTGAATGTCAGCCGCGAAAACATAAGTGCCAGCCTCAAGATTGTCGATTGCGACATCATAATCGCCGTGCGTGATGTCGCCTGTCCCATCATTGACCAATGGCGTCAATGGTGACGGATACAAGTTAATCCTCTGCATGATTCCCCAATTCCTTTCCCGTCAAAAGCTTCCAACCATTCCATTCCCTGCGCCATATTTCGCGGATACGGTCGAGCAGGAAGCACATCACGTTCGCGTCATCGCCGACTGCGCCGGTGTAATACTTGAGGCCGTTATGCAGTTTTTCGGTGCGGCACCACAGGCTGCCGACCGGAACCGTCGAAGGCTGGTCGGGCTGGACGATGATCTGCTTGGCGCCCAAAGCCTTGCCGCCTTCGGCGATGGCCACGTGGCAGGCGTTGAAAGCGTCCTTTTTGAGGACGGTGAGGAAATTCGAAGCGTCGGAAACGAAGCTCACCGTGCCTGCATTGATGCTCGCCACGGTGGTATCCGCCGTGGAAAGCGTCAAAGCGGCGTCCTCGATATGACCGTCCGCGAAGACCTTCTGCGCGGCCACCTTAAGCTCCGGATGGTCACTGTAGAGAGCCTGGGAGGTGAAGTCCACAGGTTTGAGCCACACGTCCATGAGTGTTTCGGCGGCTGGCGGCCACACCTGCACACCGTCATATAGAGCGTTCCAGAAGACCAGCTGGCCATCCACACCGATGACGGGTTCGCCCACTCTCGCGCCGTTCAATAGCACGCCCATTGTCAGGCCTCCTGCGAACCGTCGGCTGCGGCATCCGTGGTGTCGGGCGTGGATTCGGCCGTGGTCTCGGCCTTGTCCTCGACGGTCACGTCGGACGCCTTGTCCTGCACGCTCTTCACAGCCTCGTCAATCGCCGTCAGAGCCTCGGACGCATGGGATTCCACCACGGCCTTGGACTCGCTAATGCTATCGGCGACAGACTGCACCGCAGCGGCGTTGGCCGACACCTGAGCCGTCTGCTCCGACACAGACTGCACGGCATCCGCAGCCTGCACGCTCGCCGCCTGCGCACCGGCAGCCGAAGCCTGCGCCGCATTCACGGCCTGAGCGGCCACGGCACTCTGAGCCTCCACCACGGCACGCGCGTCGGTCAAATCCTCCAGAATCTGAGAGGCGACAGTCTTAGCCTGACCCTCCGGATAAAACACCATCTGACCCGGATTCGCCGCCGACATGGCCTGCGCCTCCTGCAAGCTGGACGCCAGCAGATACGTCAAGGCCACACCAGTGTTAAGCGCCGGAGCCAAAGTATTCGCGTCCACATCGACCAGGTCCGCGAACTCCACGGCCGTCGTACTGTCAGGCACGGTCACGTAGCGTCGGAACTTCCACAGGTCCGTGTCCAGTCCGACGGTGACCTCGTAGCAGAAGGTGTTGTCGGTCGGTGGAACCGTCACGGTCGCCTTGCCTTTCGCGTCGAGTGCGACTTCGAAGCCTTCCCGCACGACGATGCGTGAGTCGTTGCGGAAGCGTTCGGTTGGAATCACGCTCACGGTGGCGTTGGACAGGTCGACGATGCCGCCTGCACTGGGTTTGCCGAAGTCGAAATTGATCTTGGTCATCCGTGTCCTCCTTTAGAACAGTGGTTTGAAAAACGGGTGGAAAACCCACAGGTCGGAACGTTTCGCCGGAACAATGCCGACTGTGGGTTTTCACAAGGTGAAAGGTGAGAAGAATGCTGTTGGGAACGTTCGTGGATGATGTCTGGTGGCCGTCCTGCGCGAGGCTCCGTGAATGCACAAGAGTGGGCTACGAATCGGCCTACCGTTGTCACATCCAGTCGAAGTGGGGTGGTGTCGATATGGAGTCGATCACTGCATCAGATATCGAGGAATGGCTAGGCGCGTTCAAGCGGGCTGGCGCCGCACGGAAGGCTTGGGCCGTCCTGCGGGCGATACTGAGGCTCGCCTACCGGCGTGGCGTCACGGACAATGACGTGACCAGAAGGGAGATACGCCTGCCGCATCTCCGCCGTTACGAGCCGCAAGTACTGTCCGCGCCGGAAGTACGCAGACTGTTGAAAGGCTTCTACGGGCACCCATTGGAAGCGTGGCTATTGGTGTCCGTGTGCGCGGGATTGCGCCGCTGCGAGTCGGTCGGCTTGGAATGGGCCGACCTGGATTTGCGTCGCGGCACCGTCACGGTGAAAAGGTCGGTGCAGTGGGTGGCGGGCCATGAGACCGTCACCGAGCCGAAGACCGATCTGAGCCGACGAACCGTCGCATTGCCACGGTTCGCGGTCAAACGATTGGCGGAACTACGCCACGGCACGAAGACCGGCCGACTGGTCGGCAACCTGAACGCGAACCAAGTGGCAAACCACTACCGCAGTTGGTGCAAGCGTATGAAACTGCCCTGCGTGCCTCCACGCAACCTGCGCCACACGTTCGGCACGTTGGCGATCAAGGCCGGAACCGACATCAGCGTGGTCGCACGACAGCTCGGGCATTCCGACATCCAAACCACCGCACGGTATTACCTCAAGCCTGATCTGAGCGTCCTCAAGGACATGCAGAAAGCATGGCAGAAACTCATATTGACCTGCTGATAGCATTCCGTATTCCGCTGCGGATTGATTAATGCCAACACCGACAATAACGGCATGGTGACGGCCGATAATCCATTCCAAACAACCGATGGCGTGTTCGCATTGTGCCAGCTGTGGCCGAACGGCATGGCGGATGCCGCGGGAAAGCGTTTTGAAGCGTTCCTTTGGGACATGACCAACAGTAGATTGCGTTTCCGTATTCGCCGTGTGGATAATCTCGATTGGGTGGACCGGCAAGGCGTGCGCGTTTACTGGGTGGCATTCAAGCAGCAGTCATAGCATTCCGTAACCCTTGAACGGCAGATCTGGCATGGGCCTTACGGCATGACGGTACATCTCGCCAAGGTCGGCATGATGGCGTTCGCTTTTGGCAACACGTCCTTCACATACGACATCAATTCCAACGGCCAGATCGTGAATGAGACGATGTCTGCCGGTTTCCTGCCGGAAGATGAAGGCACGATACTGCTGGAAGGTGTGAACGGGCAGCATGGAGCCTTGTCATTCGATTCTGACGGCAAGGTCACGATCAGCGGCAGCATGAACAGCGGATACTATTTCCGCGTCTGCGGCTGCTGGCCGGTGAAATAGCATTCCGTAACCCAGACCCAGACGCTTATCACCAGCCAGTACGGCACGGTGACTGGCGTTAAGACCGGCAATGTCGCTCAAATCAACGTGGCTTGGAAGAGCGCGAACACTGCATCATGGGGTACCGGCGTTTTCGGTACAATCCCTGAAGGGTGGCGTCCGGTGGCAGACGTGCGTGGAACGTGGAGCGGCCGTGATGGAGGAAGCCAACGAGAGTTCCTGCTGAAAACGGATGGGACGTTCACCTACGCCAATCGCGGCGGCAGTCAGAACGGTGACGTTTTCACCACGACGATGACCTATATCGTTGCCTAAACCGCCGCCACCGGAAACGATACGCTGCCGGCATGCCATGTGTTTGCGGGAATGGTCGCATCATACGATGTGCGGAAGGAAACCGTGTTTCCCGCGACGTACAGAAAACGATTCTGCATCCGGTCCTCATAGGAATTGTCTGCGAACATGTTGAAGCCTTCACCGGCGGACTGCACGTCCATGCTTGCCAAAGCCACTCCAGTCCACGCCTTATTGCCGAAAGTCCCTTTGTTGACCCACCGGCAGTAGACGGTCGCCAAACCATTGATGACGTATCCACTGATCGTGAATTCCGGGTCAATGGACAATTTCGTGAAATGAATCGGGGTTACGGAAAACTATTCCGTCATCCAACAGCCGTGCGCCGTGGAGTAGGCGTATCTCGGGTCACCTAGCATCTGCACTGTCCCGTCACGCATGACGAGCAGGCTGAAACCGCAGGACGGAAACGCGATGATGCTCTGATCGGCGAGCGGACGGAACGCTTCAGGGATGGTCTCCAACGCCGCCGCGTAGTTCTGCGTTCCGCTGCCGGTGAACTTGACGTTGCCGTTGATCGTGACGATGCGCCCGATCCTACACAGAGTGAGGCTGTTGTTCGTGTACGGCGGTTTCCATGGCTGGGTTACGGAAAACTACTGCTTCGCGTCGAAGACGTGGACAGTCACGGCGATGCGATAGCTCAGCGACGTGCCGCTGGCGTTCCATGCGACAAGCTGAAATCCTTTTGCCGAATGACTGTTCGTGATCATCGAGATGTTGTTGAACGACGGCACTTTGTTTTTAGCGTCGTTCATCAACTGTAATTCGACGGAGTATGAATCCCAGTTTGTCGCTTCGATCGGCAGCTTGATGTCCGTTGACGTGTTCGTGTTCGGTTTGAAAATCATGCTTGTGACGCAGTAGGCGTCATAGCCTCTAGGCCGCGCGACCACGACCCATTCACCAGACTGGAATACGGAATCCCACAAAGCCCCCCTCGGCGTGAACAGGCGCACCGGCGTACCGACCGTGATGCCATCAAGCGGGATGCGCCAGAGAGGCATGTACGCGTCAACCGCGCCGGACAATATCTTCCCTGACGGAATGGCCGGGTCAGCGGCAGCAGTCGCATTCGGCGAACCCTTCAACACGACCAATTCCACATTCTCATTACCGTTGGAAGCGTTGCGGTGGTAGTGCGCGCAGATGATGTCATTGCGTTTCATGCCCTGCGACCCGTTGGAGATCGTCACCGATTCCGCCGCCGTGATATGCCAGTCCAAACCCTGTATCGACGCGCAGCCGGTGCCGATCGTCGCCCTGTTGGACGAACTCATCGAGCACTTGAACGCGTCACCCCAGTCGAACACCACGTCAGACTTCGAGAACTTGGCCTGATGGATGATCGCCTTGTCCTCACTTGAGATGTGTGCAACTCCGGCCTTGCCGTCAACCAGTTCGATGGTCACTGTCCGACCTCCTTCAACCATGCTTCAAACGAAGCGTCATCCTTCTGCATGAACGTCATGAAAGACGTATTGCATTTGGAGCATAATTCGTAAATGTCAGGGTCCACATCATCCGCGATGCGGGTCGCCTTGCCAGCCGAATAGCGGCGCACGGTGAACCATTCACGCGCCTCAGTATCGCCAGCGGCGACATAAGCGGTCTTGCCGCACTTATCGCACACGTACTTCGAGTAACCGTCAGACTTCACTAGCCTATCCTTTCAAACATTGAGCAGCCAAGCGAAGGCAACTGCCTCCACGTGCCGCCGAAATCCACGGAGGGGTCAACGCCCGTCGTGTTCATCACCACATAGCCGACCGGGAACGCGACCCTCCCGGAAACGCCGTCGCCGACATGCGCGCTGATGACGCCATCCACGCTCACGATCGAGGAACCGTCCACCCTCACGCCACCAAGCACGTCCGTGGACGCCTTCGGCAGCGTGTAGGCGTTCGCGCCCCGTTCGACCGAAGCGAGCTTCGACCGTTCGGCGTCGGTCATCATGCCCGACTTGGCACTGTCGGCCACGGTCTTGGCCGCATCGGCGACGTTCTTCGCATCCTCGGCGGTCTGATTCGCCTTGCCGATCTGCGCTGCGAAACCGGAAGCCGTCCTGTTCGCAGACTCGGCGACCTGCCTGACGGAATCCAAATCCTCGGAAGCGACCTCCGCTTTGATCGTGCCGCCTGAAATCGACAGGCCACGGCCAGCCGTCAAAGACACGCCACCGCCAGCCGAACCACCGGAAGACGAAGAGGAAGACGAAGAACCGGAATAGTTCGCATTCGCCGACTGCACCGGCAGTCCGACCTCGAACGTCGAAGTCAAAATCCCGGAATCGATTTTCACGATCCGTTTCGTCACCACGGCGGTGACGTTGACGCCGGAAGCCTGATCCGCCGCAACAATCTTGTCATCCACGCGCAGACCATCGCCGACCTCATCGGACAATGTCACCTCGACCGAACCACCGGTCTGCAATTCCTGCAGATGCTTCTTCGTCTCGGATTGCAGCGTTGGCAAATCCGCGTTGGAATAGTCGTATGTGGCGCAGACTTCGTCAGCGCCTACGAGCGTCTGTGTCTGACTCACCACGCCGGTCGCGTCGGCGAAATAATTGACCACCAGACGGTTCTTGAGCTCCTGCGAGCCAAGGCCGATAAGATGATTCACCGTGCGACGGTTGGTTTCGGCCTTGAAATCCACAAGGTCGGAATCGATCGTGTTCGTGATGGTCTGCACCGGCACGATACCAAGCAGGATCTTGTTGCCGGACGCTTTGAAATCAAGCCTGCGGCCACATGATGCAAGCAATGTGCGCAAGCCGGTGTAGGCGTCCACATAACGTGGATTCTGAAACATCCAATTCGACAAAATGGAAGCATCGGAGGAATCGACAGTGAAAACCGTATCCAAACCGATGCGCTTCAAAAGGTTTTTGAGGATGTCAGGCAGCTTGCCGGAGACGGTCAGGTAATCCTGATTCGCGTCCGGCTGCAATATCTTCGCCGCCAACATGCCAGTCCACGATTGACCTATCCAGGTTGTCGTAGACATTCCTCCGGCGACGGACACGCGACGATCGACTACTCGGCCTCCAACATCACTTCCGTCAAGCCAGAAATACCAGCCTTGTGAAATGTTCGGTGCGAGTGCGTCATCGATGGTCAGCTCGAAGTCGTTTTCGTCCGTGCCGCAAGCCCAATCCAACGTCACCTGCGATACGCTCGCACGTGGCGTCAGCTTGCCATCGGCGAGGATAACGTCAGCCAAGGCACACCTCCAGAAACGTCAAACATGGTCAAATCGATGCCATAATTGCCGGAAACCGTCAACAGCGAATCTCCGGACGGTATCGGCTCGAAAACATACGAGCCGCTTCCACTGCCGTTGCCGCGAATGCCTTTGTCGAAAACATCCGAAACGTCGCCGTTTTCGGCTGTCAACGTTATCGACTTCCGCAATCCAGTGGCCGACAGCGACACATGACCGCCTTCCGGCACTGTCACATCAACCGCGTAAGTGTTGCCGCCAATCTGGAAAGACGGGTTGACGCAAGGGCCGAAAATGACCGCAGCGAACTCAGCGGCCTTGCCGGTCGGATTATGCACCGTCAAAGCGATTCTCGACGGAGCCAAATCGGTCGGCAAGTCCAGTGGAAGGTCAATCTGCGAACCGGTGCCTGCCGTCATCGGAAAGAAATGCTGCACCGGCAGCGCGCGACGCCAGACGCCATCGCACAATACGACCGTGTAGTCAGTCTGCGCATAGGCCGGCCAAGGCACCAGACCAAGCGATGAGCCGACGACATACGCCCGCTGGAACCATTCGCCATCGACGGTCAACATGCCTGGCGTAACGGCCTGCACGTCCGAATCGAAAGCCGTCTGCACCACGTCCAATCTTGACGGATCCGTGGTGCGGACGGTCATTTTCGCCGTCGAAGCGTTTCTGCTCACCGATTTGATGCCGCGCGTGGCTAGCGTGTACGTCCACGAGTACCCGCGCATTTCCTGCAGGTCAGCCACCCACAGATCATCGGCGTTGAGGTCGATGACCGTGCCATCATGCGCCGTGTATTTAAGCTCGCGCATATCTGCGGATCAACCTCCCCAAGTCGCGGTCGCCGACCGTCGAATCATCGGACGCGGCGCTGATAATCGCGCCAAGATCGTTGTGCAGGCTGGTTATCGCCGCCACCACGGAAGCGGTATCAACCTGTACGCTGACCTGATTGCCTGTCATCTGATTGGCCGTGGCAAACACTTCACGTGGAATCTTCCGCTCGTTCAGCAGGCGCATGGTATCGACGCCGTAATAGGCCGTGGCCGCAGCATTGTGCGTGTACTCGCCCGCAGCGAGACGAGCGTTGAGCAGATACACGCTGTCGCTCAAACCATTGCCGGGCGCCCACGCCGGATCCACGTAGCCGGAGAACATGCCACCTCCGGCGAACTGCTGGAAGGCGCCGTCAGTGAACATTCCACCGGTGTAGCCACCCTCCTTCTTCGTCTTTTCCGTGACGGTGAAGCTCTTGTCCGCAATCTTGAAGTTGTTGATGGAGCGGAGCACCGGAGTCGCCTGGTCGTTGACCGATGCGGTGCTCTTCTTGTCGTTCAGCTTCTTGCGGTTAACGGCGTCTACCTTCGGTCCGGCCTTGTCGGTCGAATCGAGGGTGTTCTTCTTGTTGTTGAGCCTCTTCGCGTTCGCGGCGTTCGTCTTCGGCGTTGCCCTGTCGGTGGAATCCAAGGTGTTGCGCTTGTTTGACAGTTTCTTCGCATTGGCCTTGTCTACCTTCGGCGAGGCGTTGTCCCTCGCGTCGAGTCTGGCTGTGGCTTTCTTACCGTTGAGCTTTCCTATGTTATTGGAGGCGTTGTTCGCCTTCTTGGATGCCTTGTCGGTCGCGTCGATGGTAGCGTTGACGTGCTTCCTATTGAAGTCGTCCATCATCTTCTGCGCCTTCTTGGCGCTGGCCGTGGCCTTCTTGGCGTCGGCGTCGAGCTTGGCCTTCGCTATCTTCTTGTTGAATTTGTCAAGGTTGGTTTCCGCGCCCTTGGTCTTCGACTTGGCCTTGGAATCGTCAACATCAAGCTTCGCCTTGTTGTTGTCGGCGGTCATCCTGATATTGTCGATGGAAGCCTTGATGCTATCGGAACTCAACCCCCAACGGTCGGCCAAGGCGTTAGCGGCCTGTTCGCTCATGCCCGAGGCTTCGGCCTGCCGGATGATCGCATCACGAGCATCCTGCAGCACGCCGTTCGCACGCTCGATCTCATCGCTGCTGAAACCGGTGCTCTCGCCCTGCTTGAGAATCTTTTCCGCAGCGTTCTGGGCGCTGCTGGCGATGTCCTCCAAAGCCTGCTTGGTCTTCGTGCCCTGCTCTGAAAACCTGTCAAGCAGATTCCCGCTCTGGTCGAACACCACGCCATTATCCTTGCAGGTGTCGGACAGTTCACCAATCTTCTGATTCAGCTGGTCGACCGCCTGGTCTGCAGTCAGATTGCCCGACTCCAAACCAAACAACGCCTGAACAAGATCATCGATTTGGCTTGACGCATCCGAAGCGGAAGAGCCAAGCTCTTTGTTCGCGCTGGCAGCTTCCTTCGCTGCCGATGCAGACTTTCCGTCAGCATCCACCGCGTTCTTGGCGGCCTTGCTTTTCTCATTGGCCTTCCTGGAAGCATCATCGTAGGCCTTTGATTCCTCTTTCAGGGCTTTCTTGATGGCGGCTGCCGCAGTTCCGCCAATGCCGGGCTTGTCGATTTCCTTGATCTGCTTGTTGACGCGCTTCAACGCGGCTTCGTTCCCCATGGCCGCGCTGGTCATGTCGGTCAGGCTGATACCCGCCTTGTCAAGCCATGTGGTCAACTTGACGCCGCCACTGCTCATATCCTGATAGGCTCCGGCGATTTCGGACGCGACATCCGAACCGGACTCCAGAGCGCTTTCCAGCTGCTCGGATGCCGCCTTAGCCTTCTGCTGCTGAGAAATAAAAGCCGATAACGCCGCTCCGGCCACCGTCAGGGCGATGCCCCACGGGCCACCAAGCAGACTCATTATGCTGCTGCCAACCGCCTTGAAACCAGCGGTCTTCAACTGCGCCTTGCTGGCGGACGTGCCGAACGCCTCCATCTGCTCGGAAGCGCTCATCGAGGACCCCTTGAACATCTGGAATGCGGTCTGCGCGGATCCGAGCGCCGTCTTGACACGTTGAATCGGGTCAATGGCCAGACCGATGTTGTTGGCCATCGTGCTGGTGCTGCCGTTGAGATTGCCCGCGGCCTTGTGCACGGCGCCGAACACGCCGGCCAATGATGCCATGACCACGATGGTCTGCTGCGCGCCGGACGGCAAACCAGAGAACGTGTCAACCAGCGTATCCAAGCCCTGCACCATCTTGCGCAACGGGCCTTGAGCGCCCTCACCAACGGAAATCATCAAGGACTCCATCGAACCGCCAAGATTCTCCAGGTCACCCTTGAGATTGTTGTTCTTCGCAGCAGCCTGCTCGGCGGCGTACCCGCTTTCGGAGACGGCCTTCGTCCACTTGTTGACACCGGACTCGCCCGCCTCGTAAAGATAATTCGCGGCCTTGATGGCGTAGCTTCCGAAGATGGTCGCGTTCGCCTGGTTGCGTTGTTCGTCGGTCAAGCCTTTTTCGGCCTTCTGCAGTTGCCCTGCGAAGTTCGCCATGCCGACGAAATGATGTTGAGCGTCATATGCGCTGATGCCCAATTCCTTCATCGTGTTGGACGCTTCGGCGGACGGTGCGGCCAGCTTCATCAGCATGCTGTTCAACTGGGTGCCGGCTTCGGCGCCGATGGTGCCGTTCTGGGCGAAAAGCGCCAGAACGCCGGTGGTCTCCTGCACGTTCATGCCGAAACTGTTCGCCTGCGCGCCGCAATTGTTCAATGCTTCGCCGAAATCGGAGACATTGCCGACGGCCTTGCCGGCGCCAGCCGCCAAAGTATCGGCCACTTGGGAAGCCTGAGACCCCTTCAGGTGGAACATGCTCAACGCGTTGGCCATGTATTCGGCGGCATCTCCAACGGCCATTCCATCGGACGCGGCCAGATTCAAAGCGCCAGACAAGCCGCCGGTGAGAATATCCGTGACGCTCATGCCGGCCTTGCCGAGGTCGTTGATCGCGTCGGCGGAGTCCGAAGCGGAATAGACGGTGGAAGCTCCGGCTTCGATGGCGGCGGCACGCAGCTGGTCCATTTGGGCGCTGGTCGCGCCGGTGTTCGCCTGGACGGTGCTCATCTTCTGGTCGAAGTCTGCGGCCATCTTGACTGCGGCCACGCCGAAAGCGGCCACGGCCAGTCCTGCTGCGGTCATGCCGCTGGCGATAAGCGCGGACTTGCGCCCGGTATTCTCCATGCCAGAAGCGACTGTTCTCGCAGTGCTTCCAGCGCGGGTCATCGCCGTCTCATACGACGCGGTGTCTGCCATCAACCGGATGACGATGTTCTTGTTCTCCGCCAAAGCATCCTCCAAAATGTCAGGTCAAATGCGCCACCAAGGCGTTCGCGGCCGGATTGTCCCTGCCGTTGGCCTCTGTCCACCGTTTCATGGCTTGCTGCATGTGCGCGGTGGCCCAGCAGACGCTGGTTTCGGCATGCAGGGTGAGTTCGGCCTTCGGGTCTTGGCAGATCGAGCGCGGCAACCCGCACATGGGGCACAATGACCGTTCGTATTCCGCCAACGAGCGCATCCAATTACGCTCCGTCTCATCCCATTCGACCTCATCGCCCCTGCTCGGCCGCCAGCCCATGAAACGCTTGTAGCTGATGCCGAGCTGGCGGCAGATCTTAAGATCCTCGACTAGTTGCGGAGAACCTGCGAGGCGAGGTCGAATGCCGCTTTTGGGTCCGCTGCGGTGCCGTTCAGTTCGGCGATGGCCTGCCAGATCGGCGTGAACTGGCCATCGGTGAGTTCGTCGAACAGATTACGCCACGCCTGTTCGGTCTTGTCCTCGTCGGCCACCGGCTTGCCGCCGATGGTCGCGGAATCAAGCATGAGAGGCAGTGCCGCGGCGGCGGTGCCGAACATGTCGTTCGTGCCGTTCTCATTGCGGTGCGCGGCCAGTGCCTGCGCCCACTTGCTGACCGGCAATGCTCGCAACGTGAGCTTCAATGTCTCCGCATCCGCCTGTTCGCGGAGCTGTTCGATGCGTTTGGCGGTGGCCTTAGCCTGCCGGTTCGTCCCAGCCTCCGTGATTTGTTCGCGCGTGGTCTCCTCGGCCAGCGCATCACCCAATCTGGCGATGTCCTCGGCGGTCTGCTGGTTGAGGATGACATCGACTTCGCGCGTGCGCCTGGTGACTTTAAGCATTGTTGTTCCTTTGCTCTAACTATTCATGTTCCTTTGCCGGAAAAGAGAAAAGAGGGTCCCGCACCGGCGAAAGGGACGAAAGTCCGGTGCGGGAAGAATCAATCAGGCGACCTTCACGTTCTCCGCCCAGCCGGGAGCGCGGACGGAGAAATTGACCTTGCTGCGCAGCACGCTGTTCGCGGCGATCGCCATCTTGGCGCTCATGCCGATGCGGACCGCGTACACGTTCACAATGTCGCCGGCGACAAAAGTCTTATCCGTCTGCTTGCCGTAGCGACGCACGAAATAGCCTTCCACGCCCTCGGCAAGCGTCTCCATTGCGGCGTTCTGCGTGGAATGCGAAGTGTTGGTGTTGTCGATGACCTCGATGCTTGGACCACTGATCTTCTTGCGTCCGGGATTCTCGTAATCCTGCGCGCTGTTCTCTCGCTGGTCGGAGATGGACTCCTGCGACGGAGTGCAGCTCCACCCGCCTAAGGTGACGTAGTTGGACAGGTCGGTTCCAGCGTTGATCTCTGCAGCGGTCGGCTTCTGGATGTTTTTGATGGACGGCACCCAGATCGTGTTGACCAGACCGTCCGCCGGTGTGGAAGGAACTTCGGTTCCCAGAGTCAAAACCATGACTCCTCCTTAAATATTTTGGGTCACATGCGTGACCAGTTGAATTTGAAAGTAAGAAGACGGCACTGGTAAAGCAGCGCCGTGTCCTCTGCGGTAAGTCCGGCCGCGTAAGCGCCGGAATCGGAGAACAGCGTCAGACAGCCGGTATCGAACCCCTGCGCGATGAACCGTTTGCCAGCAAGTCCTGGAATCATGAGGTCATCGGCCAGCACGTTGACGGAATCGGCTGTAGTGCTCACGATGCGCACCAGCAAAGTGCCGATGCCGCAATGCACGTGCTGCGTTTCGCCGACGATGTGACCGTTTGTCGTGACCGTCTCAATCACCCACGGCGGCTTCTCCGTAGGCTTAGGCGCTGTCTGCCGGTACACGGCCCAGCCAGTCGCCGGCTTCGGGATATGGTCGAGGATCGTGTCGGTCAACGTCATGATCGACTTCATTCAGACCACCTCCACGGCGGCACGCGCCACGTATTCCGCAAGCTTCGGCAATTCTTCCTCGCCGTGCTCGTAGAATCGGTGCGTTCCACCGCCCCTCGCGGTTCCGAAGAACGCGATGTTGGCGAGCGAACCCGCTCCGCCCTTGGTGGGGCCGATCTCGGCGGTGATGCGTCCGGCGGATTCCTGCAGCGTGTAGCTGATCGGGATACGCCTGAATGCGGCATTGCCGGAACCGTTCAGGTCGTCGCGAATCGAGTTCTTGACGTTCTGCGCGCCCTTCTTCACCGAAGCGGAGATCAAAGCGCGGCGAGCCACTCCCTTGGTGAGCAGCGCATCGCCGAAGGCCGTCAACTGCGAAGCGTCGAACAGTCCACTCATGAGTCCTCCTTCACATTCCAACGGCAGGCGGTGGCGTGCGTCTTCTCGCTTTGAGGTGAGACGAGCCTGAACCGCCTGCCGACGAGCAGCGGATTGGCGGATTCCGTGACTTCCACCACGTCACCGGCGCGAAGGCCTGGAGTGCCGTAGGGAAAATGCACGTACAAAGACCAGACCAACGAGACGGCGCCCATGGCTTGGGCCGCGCTGCCTTCGGTCTGCTCGCTGGCGAGGCCGCCGCTGGTCTGCACCTTGCAGCTGCCTTCGTACACCTTCTCCTTGCCAGTGTTCGGCAGTCCCGTGTCCGAATCCGTTGTGGTGTCTCCGGGGCGGGTGACAACGCACTGGTCGGTCATGAGGCTTTCGGCCATCTGGCGTAGTTTCGGAAGGGCTCCGATGAGAGGTGCCATGCTTGGCATGTCAACCTCCTCAGTAGTCGTAGGGGTAGTGCGGCAGCGGGATGACCACGGGTTCCGGAGCGATGACCGCCGTAGCGAGATCGCTGCTGACACGTTTCAGCAGCATGTCCCATTCCTCGTCGAGGATGGAGATCTCGCCGCGACTGCGCGAGCTGTCGATGCTGGTCTGCATGTTACCGTCGTCGATCTGCAGCATGGTGCTACTCACGCCCTCCGGGTTGAGCGCCTTGCGTGCGACGGCGGCGGATTCCACCTCGATGACGGTCTCCTGATATCTCTCGTCCATGCACCATTCGTCCAGCACTGGGATGCGGTTGCGGATCATCATTTCGGCGCGGCGGAGCCATTTCCCGATCTGCCTGCCTTCGGTGCTGTCGGAGGCGATGTCGCGGCCGAGTTCAACCGCGACATCGTCGATTTGCGCCCAGGTCATGGAATCACTTCGCGATGATACCGGCGTTGCGCAGGCTGGTCAGCAAAGCGTTGATGGTGGCCATCTCCTGACCTGTGGTGGCGTCCCTCACCGCAGCAGCCTGCTTGGCGGGCATGCCGGACAGCACCGTATCGAGCGGCTTAACTGCGCCGCCCAACTGCGGCACATACACCGCGCTTGCCGGGATCATGCCCTCGTGACGTCCGTCCTTGGTCTCCTTCATCATTCACCATCCTTCTCACTGGTCTTCTTCTTCGGCTTCGCGGCGTCGGCGACCGTGCTCGGTTCGTCGGCCTGCACCTCGGCCACCGTGTAGCCGTGACGCTGGAAATAGTCAGACGGATCCACATCGGTCTCACCGACGCCACCGACGAAGGTCACGCCGGCGGTGACGCCGTTGTACTCATTATTCGGAGCTTCGATTCGCCACATCATGATCACCTGACCTTGATCTTACGGAGCACGCCAGCGGCCTTGGTGGCCTTCAATGCGACGCCGACCGGACCAAGTTCGACCTCGCCGCGATGCACTGCGCCCGGCTGGGTGAAGTCAGGCAGCCAGGTCTTCACGAGGGTGCCGTCGGTGGTGGTGATGCCGCAGAAGCCGTCCAAGCCGACGCGGTACGCGTACAGGCTGGTGGTGCCGTCTGTGGCGATGGGGATGATCGGATCGTTGCTGCCGGCCTTCTCGCCGGCGTCGGCGAAGAGGATGCCGCCATAGGATTCGCGGCTGATCGGACGGCCGTTCGCGTTGGCGAGACCATCGATCGGCTCGCGCACGTACATGCTGGTGCGGCGCACCATGGCACGGACGCGGGCAAGGGCCTTCTTGTTGCCGACCACGATGGTCGGCGTGCCGTCAAGCAGGTCAAGGAACTCGTCGAGCGTGTCGATGGCCTTGTTGCCCTTCTCTCCTTCGAGGTCGGTCCAGTCGTAGGTGCCGGAGGCGGGCTTCATCTCGGTGCTTGAGCCGGTGAGCGCCTTGTCCAGGCCGTCGAAGGCCTTATCGTTCACGCCAACGTCGCCGTTGATCACGGTATCCTGGAACAGGGTTATCGCGGCCTTCACCTTGTCATTGATGTTGCGTGTCACCTCGTCGGATCCCTTCGGGCCGACGTTCGCGAGGATTCGGTCGATCTCGAAGGCGCCGCCGAGCACGGCAAGTGTGGTGCTGTACTTCTTGGTCGTGGTGGTGCTCGGCGAGTATTCCGTGTTGATGGCGCGGAACTCGGCGGTGGGTTGGGTCTCCTGCCGACGGTAGGAGTAGTCGAGCGTCGCGCCGCCTCCTGCAGGGTTCACGGCATCATCGAAGATGAGGGAATCGAGGATGACGCTGGACTTTCGAAATTCGTCGATGACGAAAGGGTCGTAGTCTTCGAGGGCGTTGTTCTTCGCCTCTGCGAGAGTGACAGCCATAAGGTTGTCTCCTTCCTAAGGAATCGGTTACTTGTAATATGCGGAAATGGCTTCGGAGAGACTGTGCGGCTTCGGGTCGCCGCCCTTGCCCTGGCTCGGGTCGGGCTTGACGTTCGGCTTGTTCTGCACGTTGACGAGCTTCAGCAGGCTGTCCGCATCGGCTTCCAGCTCCTCGCGAGTGGATCCCTGCAGACGTTCCGCCAAGACCTTCGGCAATTGCTTGTCGACGGCGACCTCGTATCGCAGTGCCTTCGCGGCATTGCCGGTGTTGGACTTCTCCAGGCTGGCGATCCTCTCGCTGGCCTTTTCCGCGTCGGTCTTGTCGCGATCCTCGAATTCTTTGATTCTGGCGTTCGCTGCGGCGAGCTGTTCGCGCAGCGACTTGTTGGCCCGGCGCTCGTTCTTGAGCGCGGTCATGCCGTGTTCGCCGAGCTTCTCGTCGCCTTCGCCGCCGGTATTCGCCTGTGGGTCGGATTGCGGCGGCTCCGGCTGCTGCGGCTCTCCGCCGCCCGGTTCGGCACCGGTCTCGATGGTGCGGATGCGGATGAGATTCCACCATTTCCTATGCATTGTGTTTTCTCCTTGTGGTTTCCTTGGCCGTCACGTCGCGTGCCGGCGCCGACACCATCGCGATGCCGGTGAAAAATTCGATTTCGGCTAGAGGATCCAGCCGTACTTGTAGAGCATGCCCAAGGCCTTCTCATGATCGTCGCCGCAGCGTGCGTAAATGGTCTCAGGCATGAGACGCGGCCTGTCGACCTTTGTGTACCGGCCGCCGTTCTTGACGAATTCCTTGGCGTATCCGGAGTCGATCATGCGTGATGCGGCGAGTCCGTGGCGCGTGGTGCCCTCGGTCGTGTACTTGATGTTCCGCCCGTCGATCTGGGCGGTGCGGATGCCGCGTTGGGCGTTAACCAGCTGGTTGAGGTCGGCTCCGTCCGCGTAGGCTCGGGCGTTGGCCCTTCCGCCAAGGACTTTGGCGAGCTGGCCTTCATCCAGTGAATCAAGGTATTCGCTCGGACTGGTGCATGCGTTTGCCGGTGCTTTCAGGCCGGTGTAGACGGCGATGCAGTCGCAGTGCGGATGCCTTTCGAAAGGCGTCTTGCCGCATGGCTGTCCGGCGAGGATGACGCATCTTCCGCAGCTCGGCGGTGTCAGGCCGCGCACGTAGGTGGATTGGTAGCAGATGCCGCGAGCGGTCATGCTTGTGGCCGACCGGTGAGTGTCCGCCAGCATGGTGCGCGTCCTGAGCACCAGGGTCACGCCTATGCGGTCCATGGCCACGTCCACCGGAGCGCCGTTGGATACGGCCCGCTTGCCGATGGTGATCGCCGTCCACATCGTGTCCACGGTATCCATGCCGTTGCCGTTCACACCGACCCACTGCCATGGGTCCGGCTTGTATTCCGGGTGTGCTGCGTTCACGTCGAAGCGTTCCATGATTTTCGGCGTCGATGCGATCGCGTCAGCGGCGGTGTGGTATTGCGCCGTGTCCAACACGCGGAAAAGTTCAGGCATCATGTCCGCGAAGGCGGTGTCGAAGTCTGGTTGCGCGTGCTTATGCCACAGTCTGAGCACCGTCGCGGCCAGCCGGTTGCTTCGACTGCGCAGCAGACGGTTCTGCGCCGTCGCCTCCTGTGGAAGCGTCTGCCCCGCCATCGTCGCCGCCATAGTCCACGTCCTTCATGAATTGGCCATAGGATTCGCTGATCTGCTTGGCGAAGTACTCGCGCTCCTTGTCCTTGCGGGCCTCGCTCCAGCCAAGCTCGTCCCATGCCCCCTCGCGGGAAAGGATGCCGGACGCCATGAGCTTCGTGATCGCATCAGCACGCTGAGCGTAGGTAGGCGTGTTCGGATCCTCCCAGTCGCAGCGCACCAGGTTCGCGTTAATGTCGTCGCTGGTGGCGAGCTTGTGCGCCACGGCCATGACCTGCGACCACGCATCGCCGTCAACGGCGTTCTTCAGCTCGACGTTCTTCACCAATCTCAGCTCGTCGGCGCGGATGGCTCCCTCGGCTGCTGGATTGGCGGTGTTCATTCCGAAATAACGCATCGGAAGACCGGTGATGGCGCTCATCTGCTCGCTCAGCAGGTCGATGACCGTCTTGAAGTTCGACAGGTCGGATGCCGTGAACTGGCCGAATTTCGCGTTCGCGTTCTTGGAGGTGAGCATCGAGTTGAAATAGGTCTTTATCGCCGATGCCGGCTGTCCGGTCTTCGCGTCGATGAAGTCGTTATGTGTGACGCCGATCGCCCATTTGCCTGGCACCGCGTGAGTTTCCATGGCGATCTGCAGGTCGAGGATGGCGCGTGCGGCCATGTCTGTCGGCCGCACCACGTCGGCCATCTCGCTCTCGCCAAGGAAGTCGCCGGCGCGCGGACGGTTGAGGAACTGCACAACAGGGACGACGCCGAGGTGGTGGTCGTCGCGGCCGGTCATGACCCACTTGCCGTGCTGTTTCTCCAGCCAGAGCGTGTATTCGGGCGTGTACAGCGTCGCGTAGTCCGGCGTCCCGTTCTCCCAAGGGCCGAAATAGACGCGGAGCGCTGATTCGACGGTTCTCGTGCGCGGGTCGATGCGCGCGATCATGTTCCTGGATGATTCGACGGTGATCAGTGGATGCCATCTGTCCTTCGGGTTAGCGCCGACGCATACGAAGCCGTGGCCCTGCACGCGTGTCTCCGTGTGCAAAAGCACCTGCTGCGATTCCATGTTGTTGTATTCCCAAAGATCGCGCAACTCGTTTGACACCTTGTCGTCATTCGGCACGGAAAAGGATTTGACCTGCTGGCGCTGCACGACGCTATCGACCACGATGCGCGGCCAATTCAGCGGAAAAACGAACGAACGGAGTTCGGCCGGCACGGCGATGCCGATGCTCTGGATGACCTGCCGTCCGCGATAATAATCATCCCACTGCCTATGAGGCTTGCGCAGTCGTGCAAGCCGGTAGGTGAGGCTCCTGATGAGCTTCGCGTCATCGTCGGAAAGCCTCGATGCCTGTATCAGCTCCACAACAGCCTCCTTACCAGCCGTACACCATGACCGGTGAGCCGCCTGCGCTCCAGCCGAGCGCCCTCATGTCGGACGCCGCCTCATGCGCGAGGATGTCGGCCATGGTTATATCGATCTTCTGATTCTCGCTCGGCTTGCCGAGCACGTACTTGTCACCGGGCTTCGCAACCTTACGCGCCGCCATCATGTGCAACCGAGCCATGCGATCGTTGGAATGCGTCGTGGAATGGTCGGCCGTATCCTCCATGAATCGCGTGAGCGCGTCATACATGCGTCCGATGCGATTGGTCGGCCAGGGCACTACGATGTCCTCACCGAAGCGGCATGCCCACTCGTCCACCTGCGACTCCCACGGATGCGGATCGCAGTAGAAGCGCTGCACCTTGTACCTGTCGAACATTTCGGACACGCAGGCGTCGACCTCGCTTCGCGGTATGCGTCCCTCCCATTCAACCGGATTCCAATACGCCGGACGGTTTGACGGCCCGTATGTCGGCGTCCAACGCCAGCCGTCCACGGTCTCCGCACGCAATGCCGTCCAGTCGCCGGATTGCGAGCCATCGAAACCAAGACAAATCTCAGTACCCGGCTCGGGCGGCTGACGGTCAACCGTCGTGCCATCGTAAAGCGGCTCAGGCATATACGACCCCAAACCCTGCACGATCTCACAGCCGTAGAAACGTCGAGCCTGCGCCGGATCACGGGCCATAAGCTCGGTCGCGGTCGCTTCGACCTGATCGAGCGGCACCCACGGCGAACCGGAATAGACGAATTCGAGAATCTTCCGCCTGTCCTGCGGATCCGCGAAATCCAATGAGGGGTCATGCTTCGGGAAGAACTTCATGACGTCTGGCGCCGTGCTCTCGTAGGTCATCTGGCCAAAGCTGGCGTCCATCGGATCCCACGGATTCGTCAGCTCCAACATGCGACCATCCATGGCCATAGCGCCACGCATCACCGTGTCGCCAACCTCGAACATGCCGCTGCGACGAGTCCAGATGCCGGATTCATCGCCGAGGACGAAGTTCACCGGATTGCCAAGCTTCGAGTGTGCCGAAGCCGTCACAGGGTCGATGCGTCCGCCGTTCGGAAGGTGGATGAAGCCTTCGCGGACTTTCATCAGGTCGGACAGGTGGCCATTGCGCACCATTGACTGCAAAGGGCGATAGACGTTCGCCGTCTGCTCTTCGGAAGTGGCGAGCAGCTGAATCAAAGCGGTACGACGCGGCATGCCCATCGGCTCACCCGAAGAATACACGTATTCGAAACCGCACGAGCAACCCCAGTCAGAGCAGCGGAACGTCTCGCCGCCACGCGCCCATCCACAGAACACGCATGGGCCAACACCCTCAAAAGCAGCAACAGCCGCACCGAAAGGCGACTTGCCTAGCTTCTGACCGCCAACGATCTGACCTCGACGCCATTTGAACGCCGCAGCCTGACGAGGCCGAGCCGGATCATACACCGCATCCGGTTTCACTCGATAAAAATCAATCGCATTGTCCAACTGCCAGCCCACAAGCTCAAACGGCTTGCCAAGGTCAAAACCGTTGGGGACGACACAATGCGCGGCAATCCAGTCAGCAAAGAGAAAACCAAGGGACTTCGGAACGACCAGCTCTTTCTGCTCGCTCATTCCGCATCCTCTTTCTGATTCTCAAGCCACCGCTGCTTCGCGCTTTTGAACGGGATGATCTTGTCGGAAGATTCTGTTGAGCGTTTCGGCTTCGGCTCGTCATCGACAATCGCCCAACCATTCAGCCGAAGGCCTTGTGGCGTCAAGCCGATGGTGTCGGCATACCGTGCAAGCGCGGTACGGTCAGCGGCCTTCGCCTCCGAAGACTCGCAAAGCACGAACTGGCGCACGTACAGGGCGATAGTCGTGAACATGTATCCATAACGCGGCATGTGCCATGCGATGGCCTGCGGCAACCGCCACAGGTCACGCCACAATTCACGTTCACGCCGGTTCCACGCCTCCGTGGCCTTCTCGTCACGCTCCTTATGGAAACCGTCGTCATCCTTCCAAGTGTCCCAAATCGTCCACTCGGACAGTGGAAAAGCCTTCGGGCGGTAATGGTATCCGCGAGCGGAAAGCGGAAGAATATCAGCGCCAAGACCACGCGCGTCCGACCGGGCGCTGGACGGATCCGGCATCGGACCGGAGCGTGTGCGTGCGCCGCCATGCGTCGCCATGCGACCTCCAATCCTCGAACCGGAAAAATTACGGTATCGGCCAGTCCGTCAAATCTTGAACTATCCGCGAACTTGCGAGTCCCCTCACCGGCGGTCTTGGTCTTGCCGTTCGGGGTACACCCCTAGGGGTGTTGGCGGGTTGGTTGATTGTATTTTTTCCTGTTTTGGTGTGTGTTTTGTTGTTGTGTTGTGTGTGCTTGCTTGGCTTGCTGCTTCGTGTTTGATTTGTTTGTGTCGTGTCTGTGTTTGCGGTTTGCCTGTTGGCTGCGACTGTGGTTGCTGCCGTGGCTGCTTAGTGTCGCGTCCAATGTTCGGTGCTTGCTGTTGCTTTGGCTTGTCCGTCTTTGCGGTTGCAGTGTCTGTGTTCTGGTCCTGTCCAGCTTTGTCTGTTGTCTGTGTGGCCGAGGTCCCATTGGTCTGTGGCTGTGACTGGTTGTCCGCATTTGGCGCAGGTGTGTGTTGCGCCTGTGGCTAGGCGTGCCTCCCATGCCCTGCGGAGGTGGCGGTGTGCCGCATCGTATCCTCTCGCTGTTGAGCTGCCGCGCTGCTGGTTGTATGAGTGGGCGTGAGCGTGGCAGAACCTTTGTCCTTGTGGCACGAGCTGCGGGCAATTGTGCCAAGCGCAACGTCTCATACTCATGTGATCGATCCTCCATCATGATGCGCCGCGGATGGTGTGGGCGTCCTAGACCGAAGCCGGAGGGCAATACGATATTCGAAAATCAAAATCCTCCCCTACGTGCCGATACTTCACGCGCCGAGAGGGAAGGCATTGGGAGGAGAATGTCATAAACAAAAATGGTCCAACCATTTTCTGGCTGAACCATTCTACGAACATACGACAGTATAGCATTTCAACGGTGACAGTCAAGTAGGGCTGCTAGTTCGCCGAGGTTGAACGTGTACTGCCGCTTGTGTTTTGTCGGCGTGGCGTGTGACAGTTTGCCGCGTTTGAGCCATTGGCTGATGAGGTTGCGTGATACGGTCAGGCCGTATCGTTTCAGTTCCTTGGCTGCGTCGCTGGGTGTGCCGGTGATTTGCACTTGCCATAGTCTTTCGTCTCGTGCTGCTTTGATTGCTGGCGCGGCCCATTCCCTGTGGCAGTCTTGGCATGTGACCGATTCGGCTTCTGGCGTGCCGGTGAGCATGCTGTGGCAGTTTGGGCAGGTGCCGAGGATTATGAGCTCTTCTTCCGGGGTCAGTGCTTGTTCGTTATGTCGGACGATGTGTTCCAGGGCGGTGTAGTCGTCTGCTGCTGTGCTCATGTTGAGGATGGTGTGCCGGTTGCTGATGATGGCATACCATGCTTTACGCCAGTCGTATGCGGCGTATGCGGCGCGTATTTTTCCTGCTTGTTCGGCGAGCCATGCTTCCGATTCGCTGATGAGGGTTTGCGCGTGGACGTCGATGGGCAGTGGCGCGTTGCCTTTGTTTGGCGTGTGGCCTGTGGGGCCGATGTGTGCTTGGCGGAGCATGATGCTTCGCAGGGCGGGCAGTTGGACGTGTCCGAGCTGGTAAATCATGGCCCAGTAGTCCGTGCGGCAGTTTGCGCAGAGCATGTTCGCGGACGCCGTTTTTGCGGGCTTATGGCAGTGCTGGCAGTCGGTCAAAGTCTGGTCTCCTTGTCGCACTGGTGGATGATGGCCGCGATTTCGGCTTTCGGCACTTGCGGCACGAGCGGCGCGATCTCGTCGAGCGCGTATCCGGCCTGATGCCACTTGATGATCATGTTTTCGAGTATTTTCTTCATTTGCATTCCTCCACCGTGTTGCATCCGATGTATGTGCCTCTGTCTTTGAGGCATGCCCATGTCACGTCTCCCGTCTTGACTGTCTCCATTTGAAAATCGTGGTGGGTGGCCGTATACCAGTGCGCATAGATGCTTAATCCCATCAGGAAGAGCATTGCGGCGACGGATCCCACCAGTGCGACAATCAGAATTTTCTCGGCCTTGTCCAAGTCGCCCATCAGTCACCGTCCTTTTCGATTTTGACGATCTTGTTCTTGATGGCCGTTAGAATTTCCCGTTTCGTACCGTTGTTCGCGAATGCCCACCAAATGCCTCTAAGTCCTGCCCAATCGGTGTCCACGAGGGTGGAGAACAATGCATTGCACAGGCCGGACAAATTGGTGTCAGCATAGAGCGGTATGCCGTGTATCACCGCGTCGTTCGCATACCAGAGCGCCTTCCTCAAGTCTTCGACGCCGTTCTTCGACTGCCAGCGGTAACAGTATTTGACCACGTTTCCCCAGTCGAAACTGAGCAGGCGGGTCAGTTCGATGCATTCGAACGGGCCGTTCTCGTAATGCTTTGGATGATTAACGTTGTCACTCATTTTTGGACTCCTTAATCGAGGATGAATATGATGATCGGGGCGACGCACAGGCTGACGGTCAACGTGACCGCGAACAGGACGCTGAACGGGTCGTGCCTCACTCGAACGTCTCCTTGTACGGGTTGTCGGTGGTGTGTGGCGGGAAGTCGCATTCCTGGTCTTTCCAGCCTGCGGCGTAGCCTTCCTGCCATGCCTTGCGACGCTCGTGTTCCAACCGTTCCAAGCTGTACGTGGTTTCCGGTCCGTCGTGTCTCATGATTTCTCCTTTTTAGAAAAGTGTTTGCTGTTCGCTGTCTTCGGATTGCGGCCATCCGAAATCCGATAGGTCATTCACCGGCAGTCCGGCCCACGGATCAGGATTGCCGGGCACCGGCCGTGTTTTCGGAAAACCAGGAAGCGTCGAATAATGGAATCCGTTGTCGCCCACTTTCGCCGGCTTGACGCTGACGGGCATCAGGCCGCATTCGTGCGCGCCCAAATATTGGCCGTCCGGACTGATGCCCAATGGTCCGGCGACGGTTTCCAATCTGACGATGTCCATGTGGGACACGTGCCGGATGCGTATAAGCGGCCTGTCAAGGATGATCGCAGTAACCAGATCGTCGCCTTCGATGATTCCCGCGTCCCACGATTGCCAGACCACGTCCCTTTCGCTGAAAATCCACCGGCCGCATGAGCACACGACCGGAAAGAGATGCGCCGGATTGCCTTCCGGGGCGAACCGGCGCATCCACTGCGGCGGTTTCCTGCTCATCCCATCAGCCGCTTCCAAAAACCGTCGGACGCCTCCACGAGCCTGTAGCCGCAATAGGGGCAGGTGGCATAATATGCGCCGACACGTTCTCCGCAGTGGGCGCATTCCACATACTTGATCGTCTCGATCATTCGTTTACCGCCTTCCGCTCGGCTTCGAGCATTTGCTTTGTGGTTTTTTTTTCTATCATATAATTAATGTCAAAAAGGACGTAATACACCATGACTCAAAAAAAGCCCATCATCGGCATCACACCATCACACAACACTGAAAATAATGATACCAGCCTCCGTCCTACCTATCCAAAAGACATCGCCGCAGCAGGCGGACTGCCGATCCTGCTTCCGTTGGAATGCAGCGATGAGGATATAAAACAGTTTATGGACGTTTGTGACGGTTTTCTTTTTACAGGAGGACCGGACATTAATCCATTTCTTTTTGGGGAAGATACCCATTTAAAATGTGGAAATATATCTGCTGCCAGAGACC